GTACTTACTAGAGGTTCTTTTAGTTGGAGAAATGGAGAGAAGGATACAGAGGTTATTTGGACTCCTGACTCACGTGGTAGGTTCTTGGTATCATGGGTTCCACCAGAGAGTTTGAGGAATAATGTAGTGATGAGGAACGGCAAGCGATGTCCAGGCAATGAAGAGTTTGGAGCATTTGGATGTGACCCGTATGACATATCTGGAGTTGTAGGTGGTGGTGGATCTAACGGTGCACTTCATGGTTTAACTGGCACATCTTTAAATCCAGAGATTCCGTCAAATATGTTTTTCTTAGAGTATGTAGCAAGGCCACAGACGGCAGATATATTCTTTGAGGAAGTTCTTATGGCTTGTGTATTTTATGGCATGCCTGTGTTGGCTGAGAACAACAAGGCAAGGATGCTGTACCACTTTAAGAATAGAGGCTATAGAGGATTTTCTATGAATAGACCTGACAAGAATGTTGCTCAATTAAGTAAGACTGAGATTGAAATTGGTGGTATACCGAATACTTCTGAAGATATTAAGCAAACCCATGCCGCATGTATAGAGTCTTATGTAGAACAGTACGTAGGGTTTGATACAGAAGAGACGTACAGAGATTCAGACCTAATTGGAAATATGTATTTCACTAGAACACTTGAGGATTGGGCTAGATACGATATAAACAATAGAACAAAGTTTGATGCATCCATTAGTTCTGGTCTTGCAATAATGGCTACACGTAAGCATCTATTCAAGACAGAGACCAAAAAGTCGAAAATAATGATTAAATTTGCGAGATACGACAACTCGCAAAATAATAGCAGTATTATAAAAGAATGAAGATCCCAGAGATAATTATAAGCAGTACTCCATTTCCAAATCAGTTAGCTTCTGACCAAGAGAAGGCAACAATGGAATACGGACTAAGAGTCGGGAAGGCTATAGAAAACGAGTGGTTTCGTCGAAAAGGAGGATCTTGTAGATACTACGATCAGTTTGGGCAGTTTCATAAACTTAGACTTTATGCTCGTGGAGAGCAACCTATTCAAAAATATAAGAATGAGATTTCTGTAGATGGTGATCTATCGTATCTTAATTTAAATTGGGACATTGTTCCAATCATACCTAAATTCGTTGACATAGTTGTTAACGGTATGTCTGACAGACTTTATGCTGTAAAGGCACAGGCCCAAGACATAATGTCGGCTGAGAAGAAGAACTTATTTCAAGACATGGTTGAGGCTGACATGGTATCTAAGGATTTACTATTGAAGGCTAAAGATCAGTTAGGTATCAACGCATTTAATGTTGATCCAGATGAGCTACCTGAGAACGATGAAGAGCTATCTCTTTACATGAATCTTAAGTACAAGCCATCAATAGAAATAGCTGAGGAAATAGCTATTGATACAGTGTTTCAGATGAATGACTTTTCTACCGTTAGAAAGATGGTAGACAAGGACCAGACTGAGATTGGTATCGGTGCAGTTAAGCATAGCTTCTATCCTGGAAAAGGTGTATCAGTTGAGTACGTTGATCCAGCGAACATGATTTACAGTTATACAGAAAAGCCTGACTTCTCTGACTGCTATTACTTTGGTGAGATTAAACAGATGCACTTTACTGAGCTTAAGAAAATTAAGCCAGACATCAGTGAGGAAGAATTGTTAGAAATTCAACAGTCAGGAAGTGCGTGGTATAACGCATTCCCAGTAATATATAAGTACCAAGACGATATATTCTCTAACGAGTTAGTTACTCTTTTATATTTTAATTATAAGACAGATAAGAAGTTTGTCTATAAGAAAAAGAATCTAGAGAATGGCGGGTCTAAAGTAATTAGAAAGGATGACTCATTTAATCCAGAGGATAATGAGATGTTCCAAAAAGTAGAGGTTAGCAAAGAGGTTTGGTACGAAGGTGTAATTGTAGCTGGTACTAATATTATACTTCAGTGGGAGATGTGTAAGAATATGGTTCGTCCTAAATCTGCATCTAACAAAGCTACTGCTAATTATGTATTGTTTGCGCCTAGAATGTATAAAGGGCAGATTGATTCACTAGTTAAGAGAATGATCCCTTTTGCTGACCAGATACAGTTAATACATTTAAAGCTACAGCAAGTACAAGCAAGGATTGTTCCTGATGGGGTGTTTATCGATGCAGATGGATTGAATGAAGTTGACCTTGGGACAGGAGCCGCTTACAATCCAGAGGACGCACTTAAGTTATACTTCCAGACAGGTTCCGTTATTGGTAGGTCTTATACTGGTGATGGCGAATTCAATAATGCTAGAGTTCCTATTCAAGAATTAAACAGTAATAGCGGTCAGTCTAAGATTGCTGCACTTATCGGAAGCTATAACCATTACCTTAGTATGATCCGTGATGTCACAGGACTAAATGAAGCTCGTGATGGATCAATGCCTAACCCTGATGCACTTGTTGGTGTTCAGAAGTTAGCGGCATTGAATAGTAATACAGCAACTAGACACGTAATGGAGGCAAGTATGTCTATCGTTAAGAGACTTGCTGAATGTATATCTATTAGGATAGCAGACATACTTAACTACGCTACGTTTGCAGATCAGTTTGCAATGCAGATTGGTAAGTATAACATGAGAATACTTAATGATGTTAAGGACTTGTATCTATATGACTTTGGTATATTCATTGAGCTTGACCCAGATGAGGACGAGAAGGAGATGCTAGAGAGAAATATTCAGATAGCTTTACAGAGAGATGCAATTGACCTAGAGGATGCGATTGATATAAGAAACGTAAAGAATATAAAGGTAGCTAACGAACTATTGAAGGTTAAGCGTAAGCGTAAACTTTTAGCTATGCAGAAGAGAGAAGACCAAGTCGCACAGATGCAAGCAAATAATAACGCTATGTCTCAACAAGCTGCTGCCGATGCTGCCATTCAAAAGGTTCAGGCTGAGGCTCAGGTAAAGTCTCAAGTTAAGCAGACTGAGATTCAGTTAGAGATGCAAAAATTGCAGATGGAAGTAGAGCTAAAGAAGCAATTGATGCAGATTGAATTTGAATACAATATGCAATTAAAAGGAATTGAAGTAGATGGACTTAAGAAGCGAGAAGCAGATAAGGAAAAAGCTAAGGACAAACGAATTGACCTACAAGCAACTAGACAATCAGACCTCATCGAACAAAGACAAAAGCAGCTTCCTGCAAAAAACTTTGAGAGTGCTGAAGACGATTTATCGGGATTTGATTTAGAATCATTTGGACCTAAGTAATATGAAGAAAGGACTATACGCAAATATTCACGCTAAAAGAGAGCGTATTGAGGCAGGCTCTGGAGAGAAAATGAGAAAGCCAGGAACTAAAGGTGCGCCTACAGCTAAGGCATTCAAGAAGGCAGCTAAAACCGCTAAGAAGAAATGAAAGATAAAGTTAAATCACCAATTGTAAAAAGTGGTGATATTATTGGTCATTTTGTAATTGACAAAACTTTATTAGTAGGTAAAAATAAGGTTTATGATTGCATATGCAAATGTGGTTCAATTAAAAGATTTTGGAAATTTTCAGCTATAAAAAATCAAAAAACATGTGGATGCGGATATGATGAATTTGGATTCACTTCTAAACAAAGAAGATCTATTAAAAGCCGAATGAGTGGATATATTAATGGAGCTAAAAAAAGAGGGTTTTCATGGGAATTAGATTATAATGATTTTTGTAAAATTTCTACACAAAAATGTTTTTATTGCGGATCTAATCCTAAAAAATGGGATTGTATATCCAATGCTCCATCACTTCAAAAAGATTCTCCAAATGTAAACCCATCTGATTATGAAATATATTTTACTGGAGTAGATAGATTTGATACTAATAAAGGATATACAGTTAATAATTGTGTCCCGTGTTGTGTATATTGCAATAGAGCAAAAAGCAATTTAGATTTTAAAGATTTTAAAGAACACATTAAAAAAATGTACCAATGGCTATACCAAGTAGAGTAAAATCAATAATGGACAAAAATGGATTAAAATCCGTTAATAATCCTAAAAAAACTCCAAATAATCCAAATAAAAGTCATGTTGTCATGGCTTCAGAAAATGGAGTTTATAAATTAATTCATTTCGGGCAGCAAGGTGTAAAGACTAATCAGACTGTCGGACAACGTGAGGCATTCAAAAGTAGACACGCAAAGAATATATCAAAAGGAAAATTATCAGCTGCTTACTGGGCAGACAAAGTTAAGTGGAGTCCTAGTAAGACTTCTTCACCAAGTAAGAAATGGATAAAAGGATCATGAAAAGTATAAAAACACCTAGCCCTAAAAAGGCTTCTATAGCAAAGACAATAAAGTCTAAAGGAGTGCCTAAGTTTAAGATGCCAAAAGCACCAAAATGCTAATATTGTTTTTTTAGTTAATTTTGTAACAAATTAAATCAAATATAATGAGTGAATTCAAAGTTAGAGCTGTAGAGTTCGAAGAGAAGTCTGTAGTTGAACACGAACAAGAACTCGTAGATAGACACGAGAGAGAAGTTGCAGGAGATGCAACTGAATCAGTAACCGATGAGCCAATAGCTGAGGTAACTGAAGAGACAGTAATAAATAGTGAACAGGCAGTACCTGTCACTAATGATATAAAAGAAGAGGACGTTCTTTCACATCTTAGAAGCAGATACAATAAAGAGATAAACTCTTTAGATGATTTGTTTGCGCAAAGAGAAGCTAACGATGAACTACCTGAAGACGCTGCTGCTTTTTTAAAGTTTAAGCGAGACACTGGTAGAGGAATAGAAGATTTTGTACGACTTAACAAGGACTTCGATAAGATGGATGAAAAGTCTGTCTTGTATGAATACTATAAGAGTTCAAATCCAGAGTTTGACGATGAGGATATCTCATTTAAGATTGAAGAGCTTTCATACGATGAAGACTTCGATGATGAGAAGGATATCAAATCTAAAAAGTTAGCATTAAAACAAGAGCTAAAAAGAGCCAAGCAATATCTAGAAGATCAGAAGGAGCAGTATAAAATTCCGCTTGAGTCAAGTAAGAGTTTTGTTCCAGATGAAGATAAGGATGAGTTTGAATCTTATAAGCAATATAAGCAACAGGTGACAACATCTGAGCAAGAGGCACGCAAAAGGTCTGAGTATTTTGAAGCTAAAACAAATGAGTTGTTTTCAGATAAGTTCGAAGGTTTCGGATTTAATATCGATGACAACAAGGTTGTTTACAAGCCGTCAGATACAAAGGCAATAAAGGAGCAGTCAGATATTACTAAGTTCATTAAGAACTTTTTAAATGAAGACGGTTACGTTAAAGATGCGGAACTTTTTCACAGAGCTATTACCATTGCTTCAGACCCAGATAAGTTTGCTAAATTCTTTTATGAGAAGGGCAAATCGGATGGTGTCGAAAACATAGCTGTTGAATCTAAGAATATAGACATGGGTCGTCCTGCAACAACGGTAACACCAAAGCAAGGCTTCACTGTTAGATCCTTAGACGGAGACAATATAGAGTATAAAATAAAAAGTAAAAACAAAAACTAAAAAAAATGGCAGGTTCATTATCGGTAACTCCTACGTTTGAGTTACAACCAAGTTCAAAAAAGGCTACGTTGCAGAGCAACTACCTTACTAATTTCGATTTCTTAAACCAGTATCTACCTGATACAATGGAGAAAGAATTCGGACGTTATGGAGATCGTTCTATCGGGTCCTTCCTTCGTAACATGAGTGCTGAAATTCCTTCTAACTCTGACTTGATTAAATGGTCAGAAGAAGGTCGTCTTCACACTAAGTATATTAACGTTACTTCTGGTGCGGCTATCACTTCTGATACAGCTACATTGACAGTTGCTGATGCTGGTATTACAGCTTGTAACTTCCGTGTTGGTCAGACTGTATTCATTTCAGCTAACGCTTCTTCTGTAGCTAACAGAGCTATCATCACAGCTGTATCTGGTCTTACATTTACAGTTGCTTACTATGAGGCAGGTGGTCAGACTTTTGCTTTAGGTGCAGTAGTTACTTGTTTCGTTTACGGTTCTGAATTCAAAAAAGGAGCTAATGGAATGCAAGGTTCTTTGGAGGCTGAAACTGAAATCTTTGAAGTTTCTCCTATCATCATCAAGGACAAGTTTGCTATCTCTGGTTCTGACATGGCTCAAATCGGATGGATCGAAGTTGAAGGTGATAACGGAATGGGATACCTTTGGTACTTGAAGTCTAAGCATGAGACTCGTCTACGTTTCGAAGATTACCTTGAAATGATGATGGTTGAGCACGTTGAAACTGATGCTGGTTCTGGAGCTGCTGCTGCACTTGGAAATGTATCTGGATCACAAGGTTTACTTTCTTCTATCGAAGAGCGTGGTAACGTATGGTCAGGTGGTGTTCCTTCTACATTGAATGATTTCGATACAATTCTTAATCGTTTGGATAAGCAAGGTGCAATCGCTGAGAATACTATCTTCGCTAACCGTACATTCTCTTTGAATATTGACGATATGTTGGCTGCTCAAAACTCTTACGGAGTTGGTGGTACATCTTATGGTCTATTCGATAACGATGAG